CTCCCGACCGGATTTGATACATTTAAGTTCTTAATTGTCGCGTTTTACGTGTTTTTTGACCCGTTTTGAGTGCTTGAGTACTACAATTTGCATTGATTCAATGCTTTGACGCCTTGAAATGGCTTTGATTATGTTGTTTTATGTCATTAATTGAAAATGACGTAAACTATTAAAGCGATATATTGGAAACTATAGTATTAATTTATAGGCATTTCATAAGCGCGGCGCAAGCGTGGCGGCGCGACATTGGCAAGCGGTACGGTTTAAGCGGGTGCTAGGTGCAAGTAATCCGCGCGGGTGTACTCTTTAGCCCCGCTTTGGGTGTAATGGATAAACACCCCTTGCGCTTCGCTTGCCGTTTTGACGCTATGGCAAGGGGCACAAAGGCTTTGGAATAAGTTGCGTTTAAAAGCGGCGGGGCCAATAGAGCGCCACGGGATAACGTGATCTACATGCGCGGCTTGAGTCACCATGCCACGGCAAAGGCAAGCAGCACAAAGGGGGGCTATAGATAACTGATTAGCGCGTATGGCTTGCCATACTGCCGTTTTATATGCGGCGTTGCTTTCATAACGGGCGGCGCTTTGTTTAGGCTTGCCCCCGTGGGTTTCACAATATGCAGAGCCTTGAGCCCGTGGCTCTTTGCACCTTAGAGCTTCACATGTGTTGTTTTTCGGCAACGTGGGCAATTATTTTACCTTTAAGGGTTTATACCTAGTTTACTTTTCTAAACTTTGCCCTATACTTTGACCCATGCAAAGCAAAACGCTTTGCGGTAAACGTAAAAAGGGGCTAAACATGAAACAAACAATTTTAGATTTTATAGCGGTGACTTGCATTGTTGCCGCTTTAACTGTGGGCGCTTTGTCCTACTTTGATATTTTGACTAAATAAGGGGTAAACCATGTCACAACGCATTACACGCTCTTTCCTTGACTCTAAGGCCCAAACCATTAACAGCATGACGGGTTCACCTTTTGAACCATATTGCACGGTTGACGGAAAAGCCATTGCTAATGTTGGTAACTATCACATTAGCGGTGCATACGGTGGGTATTGCTTACACCAAATGTCAAACGAAGGCGGCGGGGTTAAAGACGTGTTTTCTTGCGGTCACATTCCAGCGCGTGAATTAGCTGGCTTAATTAGCGCTTATACAGCCGGCCTATACGACGCAACACGTAAAAAATCAATCTAAGGGGTAAATTATGAATTTTGAAAAAGTAAACGGTGAATTAGTGCGGCTTCATTGTTATGAGCCTTCGATCATGGTCAAAGAGTTACCGTGGCAAAAGATGGGGCGTTCTTACACCTCTACCGGTTATGGCTCAAAAGTACCCACGCGGTACATGGTGCGGACAATTGACCAGAAATGGCGTCGCGTTTACTGTGCTGTATTTTCAAACATGGGTATTACTTACGTCATGCACGGGAAAAATAAAACAATCGTCGAAATTAACGCTTAAGGGGCTTAATCATGTTTGACTATTCATGCGAAGGGCGACGCATAACCGCTCACAGAAACCCAACTAAAAGCGAGATAAGCCGTGGCTATGGGGCTACACACTACAAAGAAATTCCCATTTCTTTGTTTGAGTGTTTCATTGTGGGCGGCACTAAAAAGCGTTTTCCAACTGAAAGCGAAGCGTTAGAACGCGCCCAGACGGTTTACAAAGAATCACGGGTCATTTGTGGCATTGCAAAACACATTAAAAAGTGGATTGTGTGCCCAATTGACGGCCTACGCTATTACAGATAACGGGTAAATCATGAAAAATTTTGCAACCTATCGCGACGCCATGCGATACATACACAATGCCGGTATTACGTCAAAGCCCTACAAACGCACCGTTTGGCTAGGTCAATTCGGCGAAACAGTTGTTTGGACTGTTAATCTAATCTAAAAATTCACAATTAGCCGCCTTACCTTCGGGCGTTAAACGGGGAAAGCCTAGGGGTTCAATCAGTTTGGCGACTGTTTGAGCCTTTAGGCTTTTTTTCGTTCTATCTGTGGCATTTGAACCAGTGCGACGCCGTGCGCGTTTTTTTAGTGCCTGGCGCTAGGCATCGGTGCGATTGTTTTTTACTGGTTCACGGTAGGCGGTAGCGTGCGCGGCTTTTTATTGTTTTTCGGTCAATTGTCTTTTGATCGATTAAAGTCGTTTTTAGGGGTCGATGCCATACTGATATTCCCTATCGTGTTTCATGGCCTAGAACGGCCTCGAAGGGTTGAGATATATCAACCTATTAAGACGGTTTTATCTCGCCTCATTCGCCCGATTTGACCCATTCCCGAGGATGTTGGTGCGGGATTGTGGCCATTCTAGGCTCTCGGGTCGGGCTAATAATTCCCCTATTCCCGACACGGGTAAAGGGTTAAATACCCCTATTCCCGACTCGGATATAGGGTTTTAGGGAAAAAAAAGGTAATTTTTCAGACCCCCCACTCAGGGTTTTTGAAAAAAAAATTGGACCCTTATTTTTTGCAGGGAAATTTGCTTTCCAAAACTAGCTGCAATTTATCTGTATTTTTTTCGCCATCGCCTTTGTATCCATTGGCGTAAGCAGCTCTAGCAACTGACAATGCTTTTGCCTTTGTGGGGAATGGCCCTTTGCTTCCCCACATCCATCCAGATTTTGTGTGACGTAATGGCATGATTACTTGAGGAATCGCAATTTGTACAACGTAGAGTCAATCAGTTGAGCGATTTCATCTGTGATGTTTTGCAACTCTGAGTCTTGTGGAAATGCGCTATCTCTACGCAATGTTTCCACTTCATCTTTCAGGTATGTCAAATATGCAACTGGTTCTGCTGGCAGCTTGTAGTCAGCTTTGTAGTCTGTCAATAGACCGTACTTACCTTGAAATGCCTCAACAAAGTCGTCAACATGATCTCCTATATTTTCGTAAAAATTTTGGAGTGCTTTGTGGACTGAGTAACTGGTTGTGGATAGATGAAGGATGTGAGTGTTGGTCACGCTATGCAATAGACACATAACAAATGTCATCACAGGGTCTGGACCTTTGTGTTGGGTCTGCTCTACGCTTGCTATGTACTTCATCATTGTTCCTTTAAAGGTTGTTGGCTGCAATGCAATCCGTTTTACACAGTGCGGCACACCAACACGGCTGAAGACTGTCAGGTTTAACAAACGATCTTACGGTAGTTCGACAGACAAAAACCCTTTTAGCTGTTCAATCCTCATGCGTGTTAGTTGTTGGCGACCAAGAACCCCTAGTCCGACAGCTTCCGCTACGCAGTTACTGCTTAACCAACACTGTTGAAGACTGTCTAGATACCATCTCAACATAGTACCGCTTCAGGCTTGTCGCAATCTTCAACAGTCTTAGGGCTCCTGCTCCCAATACCTTCTCAAATCAGGAACAGGAACATCTTGAGGCCACATCTTCAATGATACCAATCTTTGAACAGTTTTCCTATGTGCCATTTGCCATAAGTCTTGACGCTGCTCTTTGGTCATTTTTGAACCTTGGTCCAGCTCTGAATGACAACGATGGCAAAGACTGGCAATCAAGTTGTCATCAGCTTTAACACTACGTCCTTTGCCACCACCCCAATTAGTATGAGCTGCCACCACCGTTCCATCATCCACATAGCAATTCTGACAAGGGATTTCTCTAGCGGCTTGGAGCAATTTCTTGCTTCTGACGTACTCATGCTTGGGAATCATCATTCAATTGTGGTCACATGCTTTCCATGCGATTTTAAATAGTTGCGGGTCTTTTCAATCATCTCTTGATACTTAGACCTTGAAATGCTTGTTCTCTGAAGATCATGGTACTCCATAATGTCTCCAAGAGATCGCAGGCCAGCACCAGATAAACCCATCTTCTTTGTTTCTTGGTATCGCATAGCGGCTTTATGAAGTTCTTCAGTTGCAACTTTGCAATGTTCCAAGACTTCAGGACCAATACCTTGACGACCCATCATTTCAGATATGTTCATCATGTCAACCAAGATTTGCCATTCTTGAACACCAGCAGTTCCCGCTTTCATTGCGTCTAATGATGTAATCTCACCTAGTCTTAATTGATTAAGTGAGTTTGTGTCTGTGATGCAAGCGCCACAAATTGCGTGAGCTACTGCATTAATTTCCGTTGACCATACTTTTCTGCGGCATTTTTTTCTCATTATTTCTTCTCCAAAACAATTTTGCTGAGTAGTTCAATCGCGCTGCTCAAATTTTCATGCAAGTAATCAGGCAAATGCGTTTTTGTACTTAACGCCCACGACTCCAATGCTGATAGCAGCATGATTGCCTGTAGCGCTTCTTCTCGTGTCATGCTTTATCCCTTTGCCATGCTTTAGCTTCTGCTTCTTTGCCTAACCATAAGCCGTTGTTCCATTCACCAATCATTTCAGCTCCTTGCCATACATACAAAGGCACTTCTCCATTAGCTGAAACTTCAAAGTCACCGTTTTTCACAAACTCGCTACGCCCTTGTTCTACGCCAAGCTCGTAAGCGTTCTCCATTGCTGTGATCGTGTTCTCGTTTACTCCTACGCTACGTAAGAGGGTTGTCATCTCAGTTTTTGTCATTGGTTTTTCTCCAATTTGTACGCCTGATGCGCCTCAAGTGCCGTGTCATAAATTCCAAGGTATTTGATAACCCCGTTGCGCTTGATTTGCGCCTTCCATTTGTTTCGGAATGGAGAAGCTCCCATCAACCCAGATTTACTGTCAACTCTTGCTTTGTGGCGATTGCATTGGTTTGTTTTGTTATCCACGTCTCGCAAGTTTTCCAGCGCGTTGTTTGATGTGTTGCCATCAATATGGTCAATCATTAGGCTAGGCCATGACCTATAAGCCAAAAGCCAAGCAAGACGGTGCGCTTTGTATGGCTTGCCTTTAAAAAACACAATGATGTAGCCCAGATGGTTTGGCGTACCAGCTTGTTTGTTTTTTACAGATTTATGCGCCTTGTCTGTCCAAAAAAGCAAGCCGGTTTTTGGCTCATATCGTAGAACTTCTGCAAGTTGAGACTCAATACTCATTTTTACTCCTAAGTTTGGCTTCGATGGCTCGGGCAAATTCAATTGCATCATCTAATATGTCTTGTTCTCGCACCCACCACATACAAGAATTGGCAACATCTTTGATCTCTTCATCCGTCAACTGCTTGAGTTGTGGTGTGGTGTAGAGCAACGTACCAACTTCGGGAACAAAGCTAAACCAATCAACATCACCGCCTACGCTTAGTCGACTTACCTCGCCCACAGGCTCACCCAAATGCTCGCTATCGCTGCTCTGCTCTTGCTTTACGTCACTACGTGACTGGGCTAGTGCTTCTTCTAGGGCTTTGATGGCTGTTTGATTTGCCTCCAAATACATTGGAATCATTCCAGCGTTTGTGCATAGCCTCAACGCATCAAGCGCCAGCTTCATTACTTCTTTCATTTTCGAGCCTCCATCATTGCGTCTGCCATTTCGTATGCTTCTTTAGCTGTGTCAGCCATCATCCCTGTTGGAAATAAGACAGCTGCATAGATTCCTTGCATCGCTTGGGCAGCAAAGTAGTCACGGATGGTGATACCTGCAAGTTTCATAACCTCAATTGGTTGATCAAGGAATGCTGAGATTGGTACATGGTTGTTGTACAAGTCACAACTAGAACAAGGAACGGATGACTGTTTTTGTTCTTTATAGAAACAAGTGTGGCAATCTTTCATTTCTCATCCTTCTTGAATGTTGGCAGTCGTTGCCAGTGTGTGTAGTACGTGTCGCCCTTTTCCAGCTTGCCGTACTGAGCAACGCCTGTTTTACGGGCAATCAGTTGCACTTTCACACCTTTGGGGCATGTAGAGATTGGCAACCAGAAGTAGTTGTTGTCTACAGCGGCTGTGCCTGTTGAATCAATGGTCATAGCTGTTCTTTCATTTTGTAATCTTTAAACACAGTTCCTTTGCTGGCATCTCCACGCCAACACTCTTTGACCCAACCACGTTTGCCAGATTTGTATGTTCGCCAATGACCACGAGCTTGATGCCTGCGTGGGGTTGCGTGTGTTCCACCTTGATGCTCTGATTTCTGTTTTGATGGTTCAATGACCACGGTATGCCAGTCGTACAGTGGCTTTAAACCACGTTTGGACCGGCTTGCATTGGCCTTGTGAGGCGTTGGCACATACGACTCAACTTTCATGTCCAACGATGCGTAAAACATAGTCACAATTGCACACATCATTGATTGATCTTGTGGGTCAATCGGTTTATCAACTGGTCCGACTTTTGGCTCACCATTGTGTTCAGCAAACAAAAAAGACCCAAGTTTTTTGTAACCCGTTGGCTTCAAAATCCATCCCGTCACTATGGTTGCCTCTGGCTCGGCAAGGACGGACAACATAAAGTTTCCTTGTTCTGTACGACCGCACAGCATCATGTTTTTGTATGGTGCTGGATGCAGCAAGTATTTCCGTTGGTCGTAACCAATGTATTCTTTGATTGCCCCAGTCATATCAAACCACTGCATCTGTGTTGGGTCTAAGTCAGAAACTGATACCAACTTGACCATTTCTTTAATTAGCGGCGTCATTTGAAATACACCACCAATAAGTAGCAGATCAGTGCAAAGCCAAATACGTCTTCCATTAATTCAGTCATAGTGGGCTTTCTGGCAGTTGTGCGCGTTGCGCTTGTTGATACGCTTGTTCTTGTGCTTTTGTCCACGGTACTGGTGGATTAGGAAATGGCCAGTTCATGCTTGTTCCTTAGTAAGGTAAGCAGTCAAGCGTTTGCATCTTTCTGTGTGATACGCGCACATTGATTTAGCGTAGTCCTGCGCTGTTTGCATTTGCAACAGTGAACGCTTTGCTTCTTCCAGTTCACGCACAGCCATCAAGTCAGCGCTTGGCAAACGGAATGAGTTTGACAGTCGCGTAATCAGTTCTCTAAACATACAAATCCTTTGTCTTATCTTGTGTAACCCTTGATTGGGTTGAGAGAACTATACCACATCAATGCCTGATTGTGCTGCCCATGCGTAAATAAATTCGATAAATTCTGCACCTTCAGCCTTTGACATTTTTCTACTTTGCAGTCCAAGCTGGACTACTCCATCACCGTCAAGGCTTGGGACTAGCTTTCCCACCTCTTTGGACCACATAGCAAGCAACAGACGCTTCCAATCTTCTGCTTCCCACTTAGCCCCTGCATGTTCTGCTTTGGCGGCTATACGGCTGATTAGGGCATGAATTAAGGCGTTCTGCTCGTTGGTTCTGGTTTCTTCTTTGACCTCAAGGACAATCTTCTTTCCAGACTTCAATGTTTGCTTGACTGTTTCCCACACTGTCAGCATGACAGCATGGGCTTGCTTTTCTTCGTAAAGCTGGTACTTCATTTGGGTTGAAGTTCAATCAAAAGCTCAATGTAGTGCTTGGCCTTCTCCAAGTCCTTAATTCCGTTTTTTTCTTTCCATCGAGTCACATATTTCACTACGTTCGCTTCGCAGAATCCAAGATTATTGGCATGGATGTAAATGATTGGTTGGATGCCTTTGTCTTTGTAGTGATTGCCACCCACTTGTGTGTCCAAAGCCGATTTCTTTTCAACAACTTCAATTGATACTGGTTTCCAATTGATTGCTGTTTGAGTGTCCCAACACAAGTTGCAAGTCAGACAAGGCGCAACAGTGTCTTCAACTTTTTCATACATGCAGTCTTTGCAATTTGGCGTTTTCATAGAACCTCCACAATAAGTTTTTTAGTTTTCTTGTCACCAATGACACGATCAATCGTCATAGGCCAAAAGCGTTTGTCATTCACATTCAAAGCATCTGCCAATCCATCTAATCCTGCTTTGCAAGCAGCGAGACAGTTATCAGCATCACGGTTGCGCTTGTCAGGCATGACAAATGTCAGCTTCAATGCAATGTCGCCATCATGTTCAATCTTTCCTTTGATTTGATGTTTGGCAAGGAATGTTGAGTTTTCTCTGTAGTCACTACGGACTTGATAGAGCTTGCCCCAATGTGTGCCTTTAGCTTTGTTGGGGAATAGTTCGGCAGGAGGAAAGTCAAGTTCTATTTTCATTTCTTGTCCTTTTTCTTTTTTTCATTCATACGCCGCCTCAAATCCAAAGTAGCGGACTCGCCTCTGATTTTTTGCATTACCGTTAAGTGGTCTTGCCACCATGTTGATGCTGTGCTGTAGCCACTCGTCTTTACTTTGGCATTGAACCTCTTTATCCACTCCCTTGCTTCGCAGTTCCTCATGTGTTCCAGTTCTTCGGGGCTTATTCCTCCCTTGTAAGTGCTTGGGCGCTCCAGTGGTGGTCCAAACAGTCTTGATGGTTCTTTCTGTTTTTTCATTCACTTAATATTCTCCAAGCTGTTGCGGCACAAAGTGGGACTTGTCCGTTTCCGATGGCTTTAAGTCTGTTGGCAGTTGCAATCCCTGTACCACCAACTCTTGAAATGATCTGCGTTTCATCCATGCAAGTTTGTTGCCACATTCCCGACTGCAAGTCTTTTCTCTTGGCCTCTTGTAAGTGAACATCTGACCGCAATAAAGACAAATCCGATCCTTGCTGTGATCTTTCCATCGTTCGTTCGCATGAAGCGTTCCATGACATTTTTGGCAAAGAATCGCTATGTTGCTGCTTAGGTTGTTCAATGGATTGTTGTCCATATGGTGTCTGTGAAGGGTCTGCGTCCCACCACATCGTTCGCATTTGTCCAACTCCTTGAACAGCCTTTGCGCTTGCTTCCTGCCAGCGTTGAAACTCTTGTTTGTTAAATCCATTTAGGTCACTCCATTTGATAGGCCAATTCATAAGCCATTCTACCCAATCTGGATTAAGTTTCCCACCAG